TTTCAGGAGTTTGATGCTGATGTTTCTTTGCTCGACTTTCCATTGTAGTAGCAATTGACATAGCCCATTTGAATTCACCTTTGTCTATTAATTTATTAAGCTCTTTTATAGTGTATTCTGCCTTTTCTTTATTAGCATATCCAGTTCCTTTTATAGCTTCTTTCCCTCCTTTAGAATAAAGACCTATCTCAGGAGGATCTCCGGGATGATGTTTCTGTTTTTCTAAAAGAAATTCTTCGTATGATAAAAATGTATTCATTATTTCGGTTGTGGTTTTTCTCCCTTTCCTTTGAGCCAATCAGCTATATCAGAATCAGATGTTTCATATCCTTTTCTCTTATCAATAAAAGCATTAAGTCTAGCATAACCCCAAGCGTTATATGCTGCTGGTTTTCCTAATGCTTTGATTTCTGGTCTAACAGCTCCCCAGTTAGTTTGAGCTGCTCCATATCCTCTCTTGAATAGAACAAGAAATGCATGTTTTAGTTTTGCAGTATCCGATGTATCCAATTTTGATTGGACCTTAGGATCATTAGCAAGATCGTCGATTCGACTTTCAGGACCAGATTCAGCTTCATTTAAAAATTCAGAATAAGTTGGTAAGTTCTTCATATTATATTTATCTCTAAAATAAATTGAATTTTAGAAACTGACTATATCAATATATCATATAATAATTACTGGAATTAAATGAATGAAAGAATACTGTATTTCTGATTAGTAGTAAAGTGATAGGAAAGCATCCTACTGTTTTATATTTGAATACTACAAAGAGCTACGGAATCAATAAGATCGTCAATAGGCTTTGGTATATTAAAATCTTCTTCTCGATTTAATCCTAGATCTTCGAATCTTTGTTTAAATATTGAATCTTCTTTTGTAAAGAATGTTCTAAGCATATCACATTTAGAAGCATTACCATTTCCAGTATAAAGTTTCTTAACGGTCTTTGGTGAAATTACGGAAATACAATTACCCCATTTTTGAATAATTTTAACTTTCAAAAATGTATTATAAGTTATTATATCTATAAAGGCATTTCCTTTAGATCCAAATGAAAACCCTTCTATTCTTATTTCAGGAATTCCTGTAATGAAAGGTTCTATTGTACTAATGATTGCATTAGATAAAGAATCCGCATTAGAAAGCTTAATAGATTGATCCTCGATAGGATCTTTAGTAGTTGATTTTTTATCATAGGATATTATATCTACGATATCCGATATTTTATTATGTATTTTAAATCCAGATAAAGTTGAACGATAATCAGGAACAAATGAAAATAGCTTCATTTCATCCGATTGAATACATATCGCAGTGGAATTTATGGAAAAATCTATCCCGATTTTCATATATTATTGGGTTTGAAAATCTATCTGAATATCATTAAATGCAAACGTACATTCAAATGTTCTAAATTCAGGAGTGATTTCGGAATAAGAAAGAGTGAATTGATTTAAGCCGGTAAACAAACAATCTTTAAAGAATGAAGTGTACATACATATACCCTCGGCATCAAATATTCTTAAAGGGACATCATGAGTGTAAGGTTTAGTAGCGGCATAAGAATAATAATGAAAAAATGTTTCTAGCATAATCCAATAATTGACATTTCCATCTAATAGCTGAAAAGTAATAGTAAAATTTCTATCAATAAGTAATTCCGGAGAAAGCGATTGCCGAAATTTCCTAACAGTACCTTTTGCTTGCTCATAATATCCTGGTTTTGTTTGTTCTACCGGTTGATAATTAAAATTAGGAATAGTTATCGATTGAATAGAATAATTAACTAAATCTGAAACATCAGTTATAGGCGTAGGCATTCTAAATAGATAAGGTGCATATCTAGCCTTAATCTCATCTGGTATAAAAACCTTAGGAAGTTCTACCTTAAAAAGGTCATTTCTATTTTGAAGAATCATGTGTTATGTTCTCTTATCTTTATTAATATCTGCTTTTTGCTTATCTAAATCTTGTTCCGTCTTAGACGCGGAATTTGTGAGATTAGCTCCATTCATAGACTTAGATCTTTCTTCTTGTTGCTTTTTAAGAATAGATACTAAGCCTTGATCATAAAGGATTTTAGATTCCATTAAAGAAATAGTTTCATTTAGATTCTTTACTTGATCGTTAAGAGCATTGATAACATCAAATTGTAAATTATCTTGTTCTGCTATAGTATTTGTTCCGGCAATTTGTTTATTAAGTTTCTGGATTAAATCAGATTGGCTTTTGATTTGCGTATTTAAGTACATATTAGTAGTACTTAATCCAGAAAGACTTAATTGTAGAGAAGATAGCTTATCAGTTTCAGATAGAGTTATCCATTCATTTTGATTGTAAAATTTACCACTATATAAGAAAGTTTTTTCGCCTTTACTATTGATTAGATAAATTTTAAATTTCTTATCCGTAAATGTAAGAATCTGTTTAGATTGAGATTCCGTTATTCGAAAAACTACTTCACCTCGAGTTTTTGATATTGAAGTAGTAGGAAATTCTATTACATCTAGATTTTCTTTAGTATTAGATACAAAAGTTAAAATCAAATCGCCTATTCCTGAAAGATTAAGTGCAACGTTATTTCCAGATTTTGGATCTCTTTGATATAGATTAAATTTCAAATAAGAAATAGAATCTGATATTAGAATTTTAGCTAATCCATTAGAAGCTATATCTCCAACAGCACCACCTAAATTAGAAGCATTGTTTTGTGAAAGCGATCCAGTAGAAGTTCCTGTACTAACATTAGGATTAATAGTATCAAAAGATACCGATATATTAGCACTATCAATAAATGACGTAATATATTTAGTGTTATCTAATACCGGTTCGGAAATTCTATTTATCTTGATTTCTTTTATAACATTTTTATTATACAAAGAAGTTTGAACAGGATTAGATCCTAAATTAATTTGCTGTAGCTTTCTTCCGTATTTTGCAGCAGAATAAGATATTAAAGAAGAAGTCTTCCATATCTGTGAATTGTCATTTCTATTATATAGCCTTGCAACGTAATCAATTCTAAAACCAGTAGCAGAAGAATTTTTAATTACAGGCCTAAATACATTAGGAAGATCATAATCTGTAGTTTGTGATATTTGCATATCATCTGTTTTAACCCAATAATATTCAGCATTATCTGGATCATAAATCCATTCATATATCGTTAGATCATGCAGAACCATAAAATTATATCCGTTCTTATTCAAATCTAAGATAAAATTTTCTATAATAGCTCCTTTGTAAGTTGCATAAAATTCTATATAATCGCCAGTACTAGATTCTTTTATTTCAGCTGCAATAGATTCAAATTGATCTTGTACCGGTATATCAATAGCAACGGTTTCATCTAGATAAATATAATCTTGACCTACAAATTCTTTTCTATCACGAATCCAAGAAAACTCTAGCTGTATTTGTTGATCTCTCTTTACACCTAATCCATTAGTAATTCTTTCTACTACGGTATCACCATCTAAAGTTCCTAACCAATAATCATAAATAAGATTATATAAAGAAAGAACTCTAACTTCAATATATGACGAATAAATTCTACCTGCAAAGAAAAATGGACTTGGATTAAGAGTCTCAAATGTATCAGTTTTGTTATATACTAGATTTGCTAAATTTAAAAGTTTTCCATCTTTTCTAGTAATCTTTACATTAAAAGCTAATCCAATATATTCTTCAAAATTGAATCCTTGTACTAAATGAAGCTTAATAGTATCATAAACTGGAGCCTTTTCATTAGTAAAAACTATAGGCAAATTTGCCGAAGGAGTTAATGCTGGATCGTAATCATTATAAAAAGTAACTCGATCAATATCTAAAAGTGCAGATCTGTACGGATCAACATATGCATATGCTCGATTTCTAACATTCCCTGTTCCTATAGGTAATCCATTTTGAATTACTTCAGCAGAATCTGCATTGAATATGATGTCTTGATTATTGTGATCGTTTTTGCTTTTCCAAATAGGATTAGTAGTAGTACTTAATCTATAAGGATTTCCTGCAGTATTAATTGCAGATTGATCGGCATAAACATATTCAAGAAGAACAGATGCACTAATTTGTATGAATTTAGATGTAGTCATTATGGATTAAATATCTTCTTTATCTTTCTTATATATTTATTAGCGTTCAAAGTATAACTAATGCCTAAGCTAATTTGTGGTTGCAATTGTAAAGTTATAGGATTTAATGCCATACCAGCACTAATAGAAGGACCCATAATTACCGAAGGTTCTTTTGGTTTTATGAACATCTCCTTATCTAAAACGGATCCATCAATCTTATCGAATTTAACTCCAGGATAATCAGTTTTAACATATATCTGATAAGATCCGTCAATTTCTGTTAATCCAGTAATTAGCTTAATTTTCATTTCATCCTTAGTAATAACCGTGCCTTTATCTACGATTTTTAATATCTTTTTAGTAGTATCAATTACAAATTTAGAACTTCCTTCTATCTTTCTAGAATTATTTTCATCGAATTGTTTATCATAATTCCATGATAATTCTTTCAATCCATCAGGATATTCTTTTACGGTATTTGTAATTACTATCGGTTCACTATTTTTTATATCAGTTACTATAGATGAAATATATTTTACTTTTCCTTCTAGCTTACCTAAATCATTTGCAAGATCTTTATTTAAAGAGAAAAGCTCTTTCTTATCTGCTATTAAGACATTTTTAATGGAAATTTCTTCTCCTAAATCATTCTTAATAATCCTAACAGAATCCGTCAGAGCTAATCTATTTTGTTCATCTATTTTAGCTTGATCTTTTAGATCTCGATTAGAGTCGCATTGATAGAGACTAAAAAAGATTAAAATTAAAATTGATCCAAAAAGTAAAAGATCTTTATTTATTTTCATTTATTTTAAATTTATTAAAGATCAGTAAATTCTCTATTTATTTTATTCAAAGATCCATAATCGAAAACAGTTCTAGGAGTTAATCTAGTCATTCCAGTACAGATCCAAACTCCGGCGTGTTCATATACTTTTGTGTTACTTAAAGTCCTATTGATTGGATCTGCTTGATTAAAAGTTTGGAAAGTTATTCCTCCATTATTATAAGGTATAGTATTAAGAGTAGTAAATGCCATATTGTTATATAAACCAAAATCTCCAGCTTGCCATATAAAATTATAAACTGTCCAACTTTGTAGAACAGCTCCTAATTTATTTCCTAATATAGAAGATTGATTTATATTTCCATTAACTACAGAAGTTGGATTATCCGGAATCCAATCACCATAAGGAGTTCCTGGTGCTAAATATTCGGAATCAGCTCCAACCGGAAATATTATTTTAGATTTAATTTTTAATCGTATATCATCAGAATTAACAGTGGTAAAATTATTTCTGAGGGCCCAATTTCCATTGTATGTATCAGATAATAATTCAGGATGTGGAGGTGTAGAATCTAAATACAAATTGTTTTGTGTGTCCGCATTTAAAACTGTTAAAGTAAACTTTTGTCCGTTATAATGGCCATCTTCTAACATAGCAAAATTAGTAGGCCATCTTCTATTAAATTCTTTAGAAGAAAGAATATTATTTCCTGCTAAATTTCCATAAAAAATAGGAGTTTGTGCATAATCTACAGAATTTATATCCGGTGGAAAATATCTTTTCTGATCTCTATGATCCGTTAAAGTAGTTGCAACATTACCGGAAGCTGGTGTAGTAGATCCATTTAAATACCATAATTGTTTTCCTCCAGGAGCAGCTATTGGCCTTTGTTTTATTGCTCCATCATATTCTATATAATGATAATGAGTATTTACGGTATTTTCATATAAATAATCAATATTTAAAAATAAACCAGATTTATTTGTAGGAATAACATGATATATTCCAGGAAAGAATAAAGTAGGTATAGATGCATTACTAGTAGGAACTTTAAATGCACTGAATTTTTTACTTAATTCATAAAATTCTCGATAATTCCATTCTTCCGAATATGTGTCAGTAATCTTAAGGTTAGAATACTCGAAATTATTAGTATAATCAACTGCTGGAACATTAAAATTACCTCCAGCAGTAGTAACAGTTTGAGCAGCTCTCAAAGAATCTCCTCTTGATGACCATTCTGCTACTATTTTAGGAAAAGCAAAATTGCCAGCATTTATATTATCAGATTGTGTAAGATTTGGTGCAGAAATTAATTGTCCTTTACCAGTAACTCCAGTATTATTATTTGGTGATGCAACATTGGTCGTTGCTAATCTAATTCCAGTCCTAAAATCCGAAAATCCAAATTCCGGAAAACCTCCATTAGTACCACTATTTTTTCCTAAGAAAAATCTACCAAAAACAAATTGATTAAAAGATGCACTAACATTAGAATATCCTATTCCGTTTCCATTAAGAACTTGTCCTGATGTAGCATAAGAAGTAGAATATTGGTTTTCTATCGTTGTAGCACCTACTATAATAGTAGTTTCTACTAAAATTCCATTAGACGGCCTGTTTGTTAATAAATTATGATATCCTTGAGCAGTAGATCCTATTACTACACCTCCATTAATTGAAACTTTAGCCAATGGCCAATATCCATTTTGTCCGGCATTGAAAATAGTAGGATTAGGAGAAAATCCAATACCTATATTACTAGAATTATGCGGTTGCATATACAAATGCGGAGCAGAAGTTCCTTGTCCAATGCTTGGATTACTATTATCATATGGATTATCTATCGAATTAACCATTCCAGGTTTTACTCGGTAATAAGTTTGGATAACAGGTACAGAATGTGCAACATTATTTAAATCTAAATATGATTTACTAGCAAGACCTATACCAGAATTTCTACCAGTCGATCCAATAATAGGATCATTATCAAAACCGGCATAAAACATATCTAATTCTCCTGCATTAAATATTCCGCCTTGATCCCATCCTGTATTTCTAGTTCCAGCATCTTTGCTAATACTAACATGAAAAGGATGTTGAGGTTTGAATGTAGATAAAACATTATTAGTAAATCCAATTCTACCAGCAGCAGTAACTCCAGGTATTGAATATCCTAAACCTGAAGATAAAGCTAAAGTATCTAATGGCAAGCTTGATAACTCAGAATCGATAATCCTTACTGGAGTAATAGCTCCTACAAATGTAGATTTTATTTTATATTCTTCAGTAAGTGCTGGTGATCCAGTCAAATATGCTGTTTGAAAAAATCTTATTGCAGCATCTACTGTATCATGTTTAGTTATTTTTCTTACGATAGCTAATCCTTGAGGAGAAGCAAATCCTAAATTAACACTACCTAATTTTGTAGGTCCTATGATTACATTACCATAATCATGTTCCGGCCAACCGGAAGTATTTGGATTAGTTCCAGGATCATTTTGTAAAGCAATATATCCATATTTATTAGTAGCTCCGGATGTTGGTATTAAATTTGAATATATGCCAGTGTTTCCAGGAGTTGAAGATATATCATTTTTTGAAACTATAGATATTTCTCTTAAGCTTGCGATAATAGGAGTAGCTGCAAAATTACTATCTTCAATATTAATATATTTTGAACTATCCCAATCTTTAAAACTAGTTTGATTAGCAACAGTTTCAAAATTAGCAACTCTTTTTTCTCCTTGAAGCGCATTACCAGGAATCCCGCCAATTTCAAATCTAACAGAAGCTCTAGGTGAAATTAATTTAAATCTAGTTTTGTATTTAGTTCCATCACCGAGATCTTGTGGATCTGTAGTAGCAAATCCCATATTTACAAAATCAAATGCACTTGTAGTCGGACCTGCTGAACCGTATGATGAATTTGATACTCTAGTAGTAGTAGCACCATAAGCTCCGAATAACAACCCATTCATACCAAAAGTATTTACTTCGGATTGTATTATTGATAACTTAGGCATCCTTTTAATTCTATCAATAAAACTATTAGGTGATTCTATATTAGCACCAAAATTATCTAATTTATTATAAGCCCAAGAAGGGCTTCCTAAAAATATTGAATCTTTTGTCGCATTAGGTACTAAGAAATCCGTGTCTAAAGATGTTCCTATTATTTTAGGAGTATACGAATATGATCCAATTGCGTTACCTTGAGTAGATCCTAAATATATTGACCATTCTAAACCTCCGCCAGTTACTCCTTGAGCTCCTGTAGGTCCCTTTAGATTTATACCGCTATAAGTCCAACCAGTAGAACCGCCTATTTCAAAATATTTATAAACATCTCCATCACTTTCTAAGAATAGATCTTGTACTTGAAGACCAGTTCCATCATGATCCGCAGTTTGTCCAAAAGCGCTAGATCCCACAAACCAATGATCTCCTCTGGCACCAATAGGACCTATTGGACCTGCGAGTCCTTGAATTCCTTGAATTCCTGGAGGACCTCCTCCAGCTAAGACCAATTGGTCAAAATTAAAATTTACTTTTTCTACTACTTCAGAAATAACATCAGAAAGTAAAAGTTCTTTTATAGTGATAGGCATTCCTATTTTATTATTTTTTCTCGAGAATTACTGTAAACGCGATAGAATAATTTCTATCTTTAGGTATATTATATATCAATCTAAAATTCAGATCATTAGGATCTTCGAATTTAGTTTGGAAATTCTTAGTTTGTTTGTATCCAGCTGATATTTTTTCGGAATCTGTTAGATTATATTCTATTTGAGCTAAAGGATTACTAGCTGTCCAAAATTTCTCCCAAAGAATAATATCTTTTATGATATATCTTTCAGTAATATTTTCTGCTATATATGTTTTAATATCATCATCTAACTTAACACTACCAAAAGAATAATTAGGATTGATATATTTGTAAAATTCTACGGAAAATCCATCATCTATAAGATAATCTTCCAAAGCTAACACTGTAAAAACGTCAATATTTAAGAAATCATTAGTTCCTTTTTTAGATAAAGAAGTTACTAAATTTTGAGGAACCGCTCTTATTCTAGATGAAGGACCTAATTCATCTCTGGCAATTATTCCTTGTGGAAAAGTTTCTAATCTAAGTGAAGATGGTATTGCCACTATTTTAGATCCGAAAAATGATTTCTTTTCTCGAGGTTCTCTAGTTCCTATTACCGGATTAGATAAATCAGATTTCAAATTCCTTGTAAAATATCCAGTATCCCAGCTAGATTTAAAAAGAAATATATCTTTATGGTCTATTGCTATTTCTCCAACTAAAGGATATATCGAAGTAGTTTTATCGTTAGTAGATCTTAGAATGATATTAGGACTTTCTACATTTACTTTATTGAAATATGCATCATTAAGAAAGAATAAATTATTATCTCTTAAATAATTAATATCAGTTAATATTTGAACATTGTTATAATCTAAAGAATTTCCATTAATATCAGAATATCCTTTTATTTCATCGGTATCTATAAATTTCAATATATTTTTCCATTTAGGATTGTAATTTCCTCGATATCTAGCCATTTGATTGACTATTATTCTATCTAAAGCGGTCAATTCGTATCCAACAGTACCCTTAACATTTTGTAATATAGAAGGTTTTTGTTGTAAAGGAATATACTTGATGTATGTAGATTTAACAGGATAATCAGGCTTAGCTATTTCTAATGCAAATGTATTAAATTCTATAGAATCGTCTTCATTTATCGTAACATATTTTATTTCCGGATTACCCTCATTTATTTGATTAGCAATAGATGCAAATGATATTGTATCAAAAAGATTTGTATAATATCCATATCCTCCACCAATATATTCAGGAGTAGAAATTATAGATAATATCGCTAATGGTATAAGTCCTCCAAAAGATGTCCAACTATTAGGGTAAACAGTTAACCAAGTTCTATCCGCGTTTACTTCTAAGTTCGAAGATGAGTTATCATCTAATGGAGGGAAACCAGTAATAATTATACCATTGCATGTGAATGAACTAGCAGAAGGTTCCAATACGCCTATGAATTCTATAGAAATAATACTATTAACATCGGAAACTTTTATATTATTATAAGATCCATTTTCATTTAGAGATATTTCAGATAAAAGATTAGGAATAATTCCATTAGCATTTTGTCTTAGATATACTCTCCATTTGTTTTCATCTGAATCCCAAGACCATTTATAAATTTCTCCGGATAAATTAGTATTTTTATATAAAAGAGCAGTTCCTCCAGAATTCAATTCTAATTTATGTTGAAGTGTGTATAAATTAGATCTATCGATAAATTTAGAAATCTGTGGTCCATTATTATATTCCATGAATACAGGATCATTTAATTCCGATTGAATTGTCAAAGTTATACTCTTCCATTTATCATTCTTTATTACTGATAATTGAGTTCCTGCAGTTCCATATGTTAATACCGTTGAAAATTTATATGTATTATATTTTGGATTTGCTAGAAATCTAAGAGATTGAATATTATAATTTATTGAAGAGAATTCAGATCTATCTTTTATGATAACTTTTGCTCCTCTAAAAAATGTTTCAGGATATAAGAATTCTGTCCCATTAGCAAATGTAGAATATTTAAAATCTCTAGGTATTGCTGATCCTCCTACAGTTTCTCTAGTAAAATAAGAGAGAAAATAATCTTCAACCGTAGAAAGTAAATTTCCCGTAGATCCAGTTAATCCAAAATAAGTACTAGTAGATCCAACAGATCCTTGAACTGGTATATCTGGAAAATTAAGATCTTCATCGAAATATGAAAACGAATTTACCTTTTCATCAAATGACATATATGGTGGATATTTCTGCAAATAATACCATTCATGTGTAAAGAATTTAGGATTTCTCTGAATCTCATCAAATGAAGGCGAAAAATTACTATATCCAAATGATTGATCGGTATTCAATCTATAAGGGTTCTCTCGCACATCTACACTTTCGTTATCATATACCCATTTATTAATAAAAGGAACCACTCTAGATGACAACGCTAGTTCCTGTAGAGTATTTTCCTTTAATCTATCGTATTCATTTATTACATTTTCGTTAACATCTAGAACATCATCAATTTGACCATTAAGTTTTTGAAAACCTCCAGATATTGCAAATGAAGATCCAGAACTTAGAATTTCATTGATATAATCTTGAGATGCAGGTTCTAAAGAATCATAATCAAATGTTGCAGTAGCTCCATATGCGGTAGATCCAGTATAAAATGAATATATTTTTTGATAATCTGAATCTGCATCTTTTGCATAGGTTGTATCAAAAAAATCAAAATCAAAATCTCTTATAGGATAGATTGATAAATATCCATTAGTATTTTTTCTAGTTTTATATAATCCCAAACTTCTCGATGATGTAAATGATATTTCGTTAGTTTTATCCTTTAATTGATAAACTCGATATTTATCAATATTATTAAACGAAATAATATTTCCTAAATTGTCATATATAGGTTCATCTAAATAAAGAGAATATTCACCTAATAAATCAAATCCTTTTTTAGTTTTTATATAAATAGGATCATTTGAATTAAAAAGATCTGCATAGTCATCTGTATTTATGATAAATCTAGTATCAGGATTATCATTTCCTCCAGTAAAATGATATTCAAAATAATTACCTTGAATTTGTGAACTTACAGATATAGGAGAAGGTGTGTAAGTTTTATTAGGATCTATTTCTTGAAATTCGTATGGTTTACTCCAAGGAAATTCAGTAGCTCTGCTAAATAAAGAATATTTTATTTTATTCCAATTTTCAGAATCTACTTTACAAAAAACTACAACTTTATCACCTAATGATATTGCTCTAAATATTTGTTGTTCTCCTGTAGCAATTTGTATAAAATTGATAGCTTTAGCTATAGCCTTAGCTACTTGAGAATCTGTGCCTTCGGTGCTAAATAGAGAACCTCGATTATCTCCTGCCGGTATTGTAATATCATCAGAAGCAGTTATTGTATAATAATCTATAAGATCTTTTTGTGTATCATCTTGCCAATCTGTATAAAATATCCTAATTTGATCACCATTAGAAGGTTTATTTATTACATTGAAAGAAAAATTAGGTCTTCCTCGCATATCAGTTATTAAAGAAGAAATAAATGAAAACGGTTTATCAAATCCACTAAAAGTTTTCCAATTTACTGAAGTATCTTTTATTCTAAGAAATGTATTTTCCGTATAAGAAGTAGATCCAATGGAAGGATATGTACTAAACCAATTATTCGTAGCATTTATAGAATAAAAAGTTCCATCAGCATCTTTGATATACGGCAATCTAGGATTTTGAGTTTCTTCCCATGTAATTAATCTACCTTGAAATATAGAAGTTGCACCTAATTTAGGATAAACTTTTATTCCATTTTCGTTAGATTGATATTGATCTTGAATATTATTAGAATATCCGAAAATATCTTTAGCAGGTGAAGGTATTTGAGTATTTTCTGAATCCTTATCATTATATAATCTAGATCCATCGATTTCAAATTTTCCTAATTCCGCTTCAGATACATATAATCCAAAATATCTACTGAATTTATAATCTTGTTGATTTACGTCATCAAATAGAAATTCGATATTAAGAATATTTGGGTGTACTACTCCATTTTCATAAAACCCAAGAGTAATAAAATCGTCATTTTCTGTGACGGTTTTATCTACTAAAACGAAATCATTATATATGTCTTGTCCTTTTTTACAGAATCCTCCTTCATCATATGAAATTCCATTCCAATAAGTCAATTCATCCTTAGATAAAGATGCATATATAGATGATTCAGGAAAAAGAATATCATTAGCATGATTTCGTATATATTGTCCTATAGCGGTTCTATCAGTAAGATCAAAAGTCTTAATAATCTTAGCAGATTTGATATAATTATCAAAAAATGAAGTTGCTCCGGAAACATAAGATTCTAATATCGTTGATGAATCTAAATCTAAACCATTATAAACAGAATCATTATAATTTATAGTAACAGGATTATCAATCTTAAAAATCAAAAAATAATCAGGAATATTTTCGGGTTCAACCCAAAGAGGGAAAAATAAAGAAAACTCTTCTTGATATATTCGAGAATTTTTAGATTCCATTCCCATACAATAAGTGAAATCATATTGATCTTTGTATCGATCTTTTATTTCCTGAGAAGAATCTTGTTCAAAGACTTTATATGCTATAGATTTAGGTAGAGCACCTGAACCTTGAGAATAAAATCGGTTAAGATCTTGTGAATAAGATCCGCCAGTTACATTATATCCTTTGTATATTGATTTAGACAATAAAGGATCAGCATCAAAGGATTCTAAAAACACTTGATTTTTAGAATCCGCAATGATTTTAACATTTGTAGTAAGTTTCGGATTTGTTCTTAATAATCCGAAAGAAGATCTTTTAAGTATTTTCGACATATCTTATTATTTATTCTAATTCTTTTATTAGAATTTTATCAGATATCTCTTGAAGTCCTAGGAGTTACAACTTTTATAGTTTTATTCAAATCGTCTATTGCAGATTCAAAAGTTCTAGTTGGAATATCTTTAGATATAAGAGATTTTGAATAGTATCTAGCACTAACTTCTAAATCAAAAGAGAATCTATCATTATTTACAGGATTAGAATACACATCGATTCCTATAGTTTTAACATATTCTATATTAGTATTTGAATTTGAAGATGGTATACCTCCAACATTACCAAGACCTGCATCACCTGCTCCGAAATAATCAGTCATTCTATATTGAAAAGTTATTGGAACTGTTATAGAATTAGGGCTCCCGAAATTAACTTTTTTAACAGAGATAGAATCAGCTCCATCTACTAATATATCAGAATGAGTATTAGGATTTACAAAAAGATAAGCACCTACAGATCTAGGACCAATCAAATATTTATCGTTTTCTGAGAAGCTTATCTTAGAATAAGTACCTCCTACATCGAAAAGCGCTGTTTGTAAACTATATCCAGAAGAAGGTTTAGCTCTATTTCCTAAAATAGAATTTTTAACATATTTTGGAACCGTCGTAGTATTTATGGTATTTACATTAACTCCTTCAGATATCCAATCCGAAATTTCAGGATGATTGATATGTACTAATATTCTTTCGGCATATTCTGTAGGTAGAATTGATGTGAAAGGGATTACGTCATTATTTCCGGTACCACCTTTCCAAACAAAATCAGTCCCAATAGTTCCATTTGGATATCCGCTAAAAGAAGGAGGAATATTGCCTAACCATTCTACATCATCTATTGAATTGGCAGCAGAATTATTGTTGGTACTAACATAATATTTAGATGTTATTATTTGATTTGCTCCGCTTCCTATTATATTGTTATATAAAGAATTCTTTCCGTCAACGGTTACATATCTAGAATTTATAAATTGACTTCTAACTTGAGAAGATTGGTCAGGAATTTGATTTATGAAACTATATCCTGAAATATCAGAACTAGAAGGATTAGATAATCCAATAGGAACAAAATCATAACGTCTAAGGACATTATAATCAAAATCACTTCCATTATATCCATCTCCATTTACAAAAGATGAATTTATTCGTGTATATTTAGATCCATATGCTCTTGAAAATAGCTCTAATACCGAAGATTCGGTATTCGTTATTTTTACAAAATAATTCTTTGTGATAATTGCTCCTTTTTTAACGGAAAGAGAAGACACTTGATCTTTATAATTACCAGCAAAAATTCTAATGGTTGAATTATTTTCAACTATATATTCTTGTCCATCCTCATCGATTAAGGATACCGTTAATAGACCTTTAGTATTAGAAATTAACGACCGTACTCTAGCTAATTCCTGATCCATTTGATTTAATTTATCAAATAGACTGATAATATTATTTTCTGGAGTTAAAAATCCAGAAGCTAAATGAACAGAATCCGCTGTATAAAATTTACCATTTTGTGAAATAGTATTGGCAGAAACTTTATCTAAATTCATATTAACTAATTCAGCTTGAAGTTCTACTCTAACTTGTTCCTTTTTTGCTTGTTCTACAATAGAAGTAGCAGTAGGAATAGATTCAAATTTTGAAGGAAAATCTACTCTAATTATATCGGAATATTCAGATTCTAAAGGAGTAACTGGCCATCCAGCTTCGGAAATAGATTTTACTCTAAATTCTACTGATTCTCCTTGTTGAATTGCAATATCTATTTGATTAATATTTACAGTATCGGCATTCTCTACATCTTCAACAGACCAAGAAGCTATACCGGTATTTGGATCTAATCTTCTTTTTCTAACTTCTGATTTATATTCTACCCAAGGAGAAAAAGTTCCTCTTCTTGATTGACCATCATTATCGACAAATTCTATTTGTTGTGGTTGATTAGCAGATCCATCTTTCTTTACATATCTATATTGTATGCTAAATTGTACTACTTCTTGTGGAGCAGTACGTTCAGAAGTTTTAGCTTCTGGTATTGGAAAAAATCCTCTGACTCTATATTTAGGATTAAGATTTTCTACATTTTCAGATGTAGAAATTTTATTAATATCATCTATAATAGAAGAATATAAAGTAGATTGTGAAGATCTATCATTAATTAATTTACTTAGCTGATTATTATCAGTATCTAAAAGTTTCTGTGAAGAATACTTTGTAGTTTGTATTTTTGTTCTTAATTGAGAAATAGATTTATCTAAAGAAGATACTTGAGATTGTACTCTGAGTTTATCAGATTGTAGTTTCTGTAAAGATTCAAGAGATCCCGAAGTAGTCAAATGTTCATTTATCTGAAAGACTTGAAAATTTGTAGAATCTAATGCAGGGATTCCAGGCTTAATTCCATATATCGAAGAAGGAGTTTTATCTTTTACCGTAGAGTATAAATAAGCTCCAAAATCTACAACTTCATTTTGATAATATGTAGAAAGTGATATAGTTCTTCCAGTAACAGGATCTATGATATTAAGATCATTTGTGTACATTCCAACACCTGGTGACCAATTAACAGATTGAATTCTAGAATCAGGATCTATAGGCTTTATGAAAATTACGCAATATTCGTTAAATCCTATAGCAACTTCGGCATTCACAGTAGCAAGATCTTCACCATAGAAAGATAAAACATTAGATCCTATTAAAATTGGATCAAAACCTTCAATCAATCTAAGAGATACTGTTCTTGTAGAAGGTTCAATATTAATGATTTCGTATCTAGTATTATTTCTTTCGGAATTAACAACTAAAGAATCACCAATTTTTAACTGTTGTGTGCTTAAATAATTAGATTGACTATCATCATAAGTTAGCTTATCAAGCTTAACTCTTAATACTCTTTTTTGAACTGTTGAATTATTAACAGTTTCTGAGATAGTATCATCAAAAATATTAGTGACTGTAAAATTACCTGAGAATCTTAAAGTTCTAGCAGGCATATCTATCATATCTTTATCTAAAAAGAATTTGATATCATAATCTAATAAAGTCTTTACAAATTCCTGAAATTTTACATCAGATTTTCTAAAGAATTTCGTATTAAATATTCTAAGTTTTTCATCAGTATCTAAATTAAGAATATATCTAGCAACTTCTATCTTTTCAGTTTCAAATTTGATTTGATTTGTAAGATCAAATGAAACATAAAGTAGAGGATTCATAAATGATTCAAAAAACCAATTTTCTTTTTTAGCAAAAGTAGTTGGTAGCTGCATAGATTTAATATCAGCTGCTTCTTTTTGTAAAGAAGAAATTAAAATCTTTCTGAAAGATCCATCAGATAATTGTACAGATGAAGAAGTATCTCCTATTCCGGAAATACTTTTGATATCATTTTCTAGCTTAACTAATTGATTTTTAATAGATCCATAAGAAGGTACGTAAACTTTCTGTATGATTCCAGAACCATCCATTACATCTACTTCAACTACATCTGCATTTGAAGAAACAACGTCAGATAATTTAGTAATTATTTGATATCCGTTATTTTGAAGTTTTAACAGATTATTGAGTAAGGTGGTTAGCGAATATTTAGTATCCATTTTATCTGATTATGTCTATGTTGAATTTATATAAACTTTCGTCCGTGCAAATAATATCAATTATTGGTCTATCAGAAATTAGCATACTAGGTATTACAGTTCCTACAGTAATTCCAAATATTCCACTTCCTAATTTATTAGCAGAATCAGTTTTAATATATATTGTGAAATTATTAATATCAATAGGATCTGCAAAAACTATTCTAAAAGATTGACCTTTTTGCCAAGAATTCGTATCATCAATATTTATATAAAGATCATCTTGAAAAATTTCTATCCCTGAAAGAGCGTTAACGTTTTCATGAGAATCATTTAATTGCTTAAAATAATTAGTATATGCTCCAAGAACTAAAATATTATTATCTGCTAAAGAATTTGGATCTATTCCATTATTAGCAGTAGATTTCAAAGTCTTTTGAGGATTATATATAGTAGATGAATTTTTACAAATTGAAAAATTAGTATATCCTTGATTTTTATTAACAATTTTTACTTGATTTGGTACAGATTTATCCAATAATATACCATCACCTTGATAAAGTACATCTGTATTATATGTCAAATTAACTGATAAATTTCCAGATAATATTTGATTTATATTATCTGCATTTTTATTAATTAAATCTAGTATCGTAGAAGACGAAGAAAATGCTAATTTAGCATTTATAAGAGATTGTTCTAATATCGATATTCTTTGTGACAATTCGTCGATTTGTGCTTGACTAAACATAAAATTTTCTAGCTTAGTCAATCTATCCTTTATATCAATTACATCAATTTCTGTATCAAGAAACATTTCGGCAGCTTCTTGCATTCTAGTAGAAGCATCGATAAATAGATCCATTGAAAATGTATTATAATCATTTATCAAAGTTTCTACTCCTGAATTAGAAATTGACGTATCAAACCGAATATCTAACTTAAGACTATATCCATTACCATTTAATTTAGTAATTCTATTAGGCTTAAATTTATCAAATCTTTTAAGATAAGAAGCACCTGCTCCAGAGTTTACATAATCATCTAAAATAAGTATTCCATATAGATTAGTAGCTTTATCCGAAGGATTTGATGCAGAATAAGTATCATAATAGACTAGAGCAGCATTGAATGTAAAATCCTCAGCCTTATCAGTCATATTATATTCACTTATAGACGTTATTGTTCCGTCATTAACTATATCCGTATAAGAAAATGGCTCAAAATCTAAAATGGCACCATCCATTCTAGATAATCTAACTGGTTTTGCGGATCCTCCACCCGTAGCAACCGCATTAAAATTAACATTAGAAATTGTACCAAAAGATGTATATGTTTCGTAATAATCTTGATCGTCATCGTCATAAAATGCTCTAAGATCTAATCCACTTGGGTGAGTAGATCCGCTATCTCTACCTTCAACAAATCCATTAGATCCTTTCCATTGTCTACCAGGAGCATAATTATTATCCGTAAAAGTCTTCCATAAAACAGTAGGTGTATTTCCATGTTGAGTCGGGACATTAATATAAACTTCTGAATATGCATGACCTCCTCTAGATACATTGTTGACTACGTCAATATCACCAATATATTTTACTATTCGCTTATAATAAGTAGTTTCGTCTTCTTCTGTATATCTTGAAGATGCTGTAGATTCCGTAGAAGTTGATGCATTTCTAAAACGAATAGCATTTAATTGAGCCAACCATCTCCAAAATATTCTTTCGGATGTGGTATATAATTCTGTAGGATCATAAGCTTTTCCTAAAGTGTTATTTCCTTTAAGGATTAATTCCTCAAAATTCAAAACGTAATTTTGAAAAGATTGAGCAATATTTATATTATTATCGGAATTTATAGTAGAATATGGAACCGAAGAAGTTCCTCCTCCGGCATAAGATCCTAAAGCTTCCCATACAATATAATTTTCTCTATTTGTTGAATTTGGAGTTGCAACATCTGGAATATTTAAAAGAGCGAATTTAGAAAATACAAATCTTGCATCATCGTCAGTAAAAGTTTTTTGTATATCTTTTACTGCTGATGAAAACGAATAGAATGTACCTCCTTGTACTCTAAGAGGATTAATTAATGGAGTAGCCATTTATTTATTTTTTATGATTGTGATCCTATAATTGTCCAAGTTCCTGTAGCACCAGCAATACTAGTAGTACCAGTACAAACCATAAGTTTATCAGTACTTATATCGTATACTATAGATCCTAATTCAGGAGTTCTTATATCGGTATAACTAGCAGTAGATAATCTAGGAATAACTAAAGCTCCTACTGGTGTTGATCCAGTAATACCAGTAGAACCTGAAACATCTAATGTGTAAATTGTACCTGAAGTTAAATTATGTAAGTTTTTCTTAATATTTACATTAGTACCAGATCCTAATTGTATAGATCCACTAAGAACCGCATTACCATTGGATATCGTAAGATTGCCTGAACTGATAGTGATTCCTGTAGTAGCAGTAATACTTTCAGTCCTGATATTATTATTAGAACCATAACTAGTGTTATCTATAAATCCAGTAGCTATATCTAAAATAGATAAAACCGAATTAAGAGCACTGCCTAATGTAGAAAAATTGTCGTTAATGGTGATTCTAGCTGAAGCGATAGAATCTGTGCCATTTAAAGTAGTTAAAGAAATTGCCATTTTATACTATTTTTATTAATTCTCGTTTTTTAATTGTATTTGTATTTCCATTAGAATCTTCGATTGTCAAAGATAAAGAATAGCTTCCTTTACGAGTAAACATGTAAGAGAAATACGGATTATTATAATATATATTTGAGAAATCTAGATCATCTTCCTTTTCTAAGGTCCAAAAGAATTTAGTTTTACCTGAGATCTTACAATTATCAAATGTGAAATTTATTGTAGTCAATAAAGGAAGTTCTTCAGTATATTTAAGTATTCGTATATCATTCCATGTAGGATTCTTGATTAGAGATCTTCCATATGAATTTCCTATTAATCCTGATGAATATGTTACTCCAATTTGTTGAGGTTCAACAAATGCTTTAGCCACTCCTTGAATCTTAACTTCGGTAATATTAGTAGGTCCAATTCCTCCACTCCAACCTGAAGCTCCATAAACTACATTATATAGAAAATCTCCAATAACCGGAAGAGCTTGTGCAGTAGATCCATTTAATTCGTTGCATAAATCTGATAAGGAAGTAGATCCTATATAATATGTATAAGAAGAATCTAATTCTTTAGCATTTCCTTTAATATAAGATACCGTAAAAGATCCTGTAGGTCCTATTGAAGGAATTTGATATATTTCAAAATGCGTTGGAATATCTCCTAAATATCCATAATAAACAGTCTCGAAAGATTTAGAATCTCCATTAAATGATTCATATGAAATTTTATGTCTTCCTCCCTTGTCAAAATTCTTAGAAGCTGCTTTAACATAAGGTACTAAATTATAATATGCGTCATATTCTTCTTCATAATAATATATAAAATCAGAAATTATAGAATGATCCGAAGAATTAGCATTATTTAAATATTGAGTAACCGTTAATGTATCTTCTTTTCTATTTGCAGTACTTCCAGTAACTGGAATTTTTATTGCATCTAATTCATCTATAACATATTTCCATTCTGTGCCATTGTATAAATAAGCTCTTTTATTAGATTCTACATAAACGATTTCTCCAGTAGTTCCAGCAATAGATGTGCTAGTAGCACCGGTCCATCCTGTAGGTCCTACAACATAATTCATTGTAGCTCCTATTATATCAAGAGTTGAATTAGCTCTGGTCATGTATATTATACCAGAAGTAGGACCGTCAGGACAACAATCATCAATTTTAAATTGAGTAATTCTAGTTCCTGTATTATCCCACCATAAATGATAAGTATCATCTAATGTAGCGGATTCACCAATAAGATTAAAATTATAAGGATATCTATCTACTAAAGGATTATCTATTGGATTTTCTATACTTTGATAAAATTCTATAGAATCTAAAGAATTAAAAGATATATCTGCCATACTTAAAGATTCATTAGGATGTAAAGGTAAATCCCAAGTAGAAGCATAATCATTTAAAGTTAACTCTTTTGGCGGTGCTCCTAATGGAGGTCTTTTTTCTACATGATCTATTTGTACTTTAGATATAGGAGAATCGAATGTATAATCTAATTCTCTTTTCGTATACCAACCTATAAAATTAACTTCAGGAATTTCTACCTCTATAATATCTTCATCAATAATAAAAGATCTATTATTATATAAATCCCATAATATTAATTGAACAGTATATTTTCCGGTATATGGTAAAGATATTCCAATTTCATTTATTTCATCTATAGGTCTTTGACCACTATCAAAAGAAAAAGCAGGAGTATTATCTAGATTTTTTGATATTATCCATTGCATATCGTAATAAGAATAATATCCTAAATTATCCCATGAATAATTAAATTGATGAGGGAAATCTGTCGGAAATCCGGTGACACCATAAGTTATTCCAGAAACTATAAAATTTTCTCCAGATGGACCAGGACTAATAGAAGTCCATCCACTTGGTCCAGATAATGAAATATATGAATTATTAAACGCAGAATATAAGGTTCCTGTAGTAGGTCCTATAACATCTATTTGATTAAATGTTACATTCGCATTATCCCATGTGATATCAAACGATTTATTCTTAAGAATTATAGGATATCCTACAGATATATTTGGTGCATCATTAAGATTTTCAACAGAAACTGCAGATTTATTAAAATATCCAAGATATGCAGATTTATAAAAAGAAATAGTTGCACCACTAGCACCAAAAGACCCTCCAGGCGATATATCAATAGGACCTACGCTAGTAGGACCCGGATAAGTAGATATTGCTCCTACTGGATATACATTAAGACTTGCAGTATATCCAGAAATAGGATTTTTCTGTACTATTCTAATCCATCCAGGATTATCAATTTCACCATAAGCATAGAAATTATCCTTAATCCAAGATATTCCTTCTTGTGTGTTATTTCCAAAAGAATATTGAGGATTATTAAAAGATTTGACAACCGCATCTAATACTTCTTGTTGAGTGTAAGTTTCAGATAATCTTCTAGGGTCATTGAAAAATTTAATTCTACCGGCAGATGTACTTCCTATGCTAATAGACGTATCTACGGAACCAATGTAAGCATCTACTCCATTATCTATATATAATCTATATACATAGTAATTAGAGTACCCAGCCGCATTTAAATCAGGTCCGATTGGTGCTCCTAAGAATTCAAGAGCTCTTAAATCTTTAAGATATCCTTTAGGACTAGGATAATTTTCATACTTAGGCTTAATTCCTAAAGATACAGAATCTATTCTATTTTGTGATGTTATACTTCTAATTTCATAATTAGCAAAATAAATAGCTTCACCAATAATATCTACTATTTTAGCATTTATTGGAAGAAAATATTGTACTAATTTTCTTTTAAGAGCAAATATCTTGATAAGTACTTCTTCTGGAGTAAATGTAAAAACTTCCTCGGTTAAAGGAACTCCATTTTCATCATATTCCCCGGATTCTACATTTATATCATAAAATAAACCAAATAGATTAGTTTTCTTGTATATCTTACTAGGAATTAATTTAGATATTTGAGGATCTGGAGTTTTAGAAAATATATCAATTATATCAGTTTGTCTATATTTTCCAAAATTTGGTGATGTTAAATCTACATTTTTCCAATATTCTCTCATATGAACATTTTGATATCCATAAAATTTAAGAATATTAATAAGAGCCTTATAAGATCCCATATAAGGGAATATGTTATAATACTCTAAAAGAAGTTCTTTTCTTTTTCTGTTTAAAAGAGTCCAATCAGGATTTACTTCGTTTATATCGCTAGTATCAAATATAATAGAATCCGTAGGAAGTATATCATTTCCTAAAGAAGTTAATATAGCTCGTAGTCTTTCATCTTCTGCTTCTCCTTCACCGTAAATAGTTATTTCTGCTAGAATATGATCTTGTGAATCTTTCAAATACAAAATAGAAGTATAAAGATCTTCATCAGAAGGTTGAAATCCTATATTGATTTGTAAAGCTTTTGAAGTTATTACCGAAGATTCTTTTATAAAAGGATATTCAGCAGTCGGCCCTGCCATTGTAGGACCTGCATCATAATCTAAAATATATTCATTAGAATATAATTTTATTAAAGAATCTTCGGTTCCTATGTCATAAATAAATACTTCTTCAACCGGTAAATTAGTATCGAAAGTGGCATATAGAGTGGTTGATGTAGATCCAGTATAAGAATACGAAGTATGTGGATAAGCATATGCTTTTTGATTCGCATTAGAGGTATCTATTATTTCTTCTAGAATATAAATCTGAGAATTTTCTATTAATCCTTCCGAAATAATATTCATATCTATTCTTCCGGTCCATTTATCATTTACCGAATCATAATCAAAATTGCAATATTCGCCTTTCTTGTTGTAAAATCTATAATATTGATACATTAGAAATTATATCTTCTATCGTTTTTATCTATTGTGTAGTTATAAAAGAATTGAATTCTTTTTACGGATTCAATTAATTCTATAAATAAAGGTTCTAATCTATTTAAAAATTCAGCCAATCTAGGATTACCATAAAGTGCAGGAGATAAAAATCTGTTTAGTAAACCTTCTTTAGCATAATCAAAACCTAGATTCTTTCGATCTTCAGAAGATTCATATATTTTTCTATAAAAAGAATCTTTATGCATTATTTTAATGAATTTTTGTTAGCTGCGTTTATTTTGACAGATAGAGTTTCTCTAATAACATCTTTTACAATTATATTAACAGAACAATATTGATTATAATCTATTCCGTCTTCATAAA